GTCAGTTAGAATTACCTTATCAGCAAGGTTACTTTTACTCATTAGTCTGTTGCTCCATCTATATCTACAGCGTATTCTTCAATTTCTTTGACATTAAAAAATGTCGATTCATATTGCACCATATCATTATAGTGCTTTTCACTTACCATGTAAGGTGTATGTTGCACCTCAAACTCAACCCGACTATGTATGCGTTCTGCAAGATACTCATCAGCTTCCAAACGAGTATCAAACACCTTTACATCAGGATTAGGATCAAGGTAATCCACAAACTCAGTTACTTTAAACATCTTCAATCCTTTCAACAAAGAAGTCTTCGGTCAGCCAACGTAAGTCATTTGTTTCAACTGACCGAAGTAGTACATCACCAAACGTGCCGGGACGTTTTTCAACCACCTTCCAAAGAGTACCATGCTCTTTGATTCTCTGTTTACCTTTTTTGGTGTGACCTTTCATATGGTAAATCATTACTCCACCTCTGTAAAAAATTCAACCTCTTTAATACTGAACTTAATGTCAGGATTCATTTCTTGAAGAACCATTTTAAGTTCAGCAGCGTTACCGGGGCAGGTTTCTTTACTGACAAGTTTCATGTCAGTCACGTTCATTACCCAAAACTCAGTCATTAGTAAACTCCATCAGCCAAAGGCTTAGTCTCAAGAATATCTAAAAAGTCTGCAATCATACCTTCACAGGCAGCAACAGCACGTTCACGTTCAACAGGGTCTTCAATCTGCTGATACTTAGCAAGGTTTGCTTCACAAGCAGCAATGTAACTTTGAATCTGTTCAATCATTATTCAGAAACTCCTTTGAGTTGTGTGCGGATCACGCCCTTTTTCTTACCAATGTAGTAGAAGAACTTTTTGGCAGAAGTGTGGTTATCAAAAGTTTTGGTGTGGTTAGGATAGTTGTAGTACTTGTAAGTAACTGTCCACATTTTTCGGTAACCCTCTTTTCTCTGTCTTACATACTTAATATAATATGTTCAGAAAGCTTTGTCAAGTACCAATCCGGACTTTTTCGTGTTTTATTCCATTTTGCGAACTTAGATTTTTCTGTGATATAAAAGTCACGGTATGCTAGAACAGTCTGTGGAGTAGGACGTTTGATTTCATCAGGCATACATTGTGGTGGTGGAACCCAACCACCTGTCATTTTCATAGACTTAGGTGGTAGTTGAAGATAAGGTAGAACATTAACAGCAGTGCCATGCTGTTTACCATAACGATATTCATACTCATCAGCAAGAGCATTCATCAGGTCTTTTGCCCAACCATAATGTTCTACAGACTCACGAATCCATACATTAGATGGATGCTTGAAGTGAACTGCTTTGTAAAGTGTGTGTTCTAGAATAGGATCAGGATGAACATAGTAGTCTACCATACGTTTACCTGATACAGATGGTCGTTTTGTTTTCTCACCATCTAACATACGATGTGCAGTAGAAAGCATCTGTGCAGTCTCTAGCAGCATCTTATGTACATGTTGGTCACAATGCATCTGCGCTGCTATTACAGGGTCATGATGCAGATAAAAGATATTCATTTGTCATTCCGTTTTCGGTTACGTCTTATACCATAACCTAATCTTTTCATTATGTCAAGTCTTTCTTCATCAGAATAACTACGCCATTTAGCAATCTCTTCTAGAGTACGACCACACCCTGCGCATTTGCCTTCTACTATTTTACAGATTGATACACAAGGTGTTATATACATAGTTGGTACTCCCTGCGAGACTCGAACTCGCACTTCCAAAGGAAAACGGATTTTAAGTCCGCAGCGTCTACCATTTCCGCCAAGGGAGCATACTCTTTATTCACATACACAAATCATCATAAAGAAGAGTATACTGCCTATGCTTGCTTGTGTCAAGCGAAAAAATCTTCCAGAATATCTTTTTCAACATGTTTTTACTCCTTAGATAAGAAAGGGGCAGAGAGTATATTCCCCGCCCCGAAAAGACCTTTAGATTATATATGATGATAATCTATTTGTCAAGTATAAAGTTGTTCCTCTAAATCTTTTATTGATCTACCCAGATAGTCCCGTTTCAATTTCATTTGCCTTACTAAAGTATCTCTCCCTTGTTTAATGAGTTTTCGTTCATAATGTTCAAGTTCACGATAATCTTTTTTGAGACGGTCAATTTGAGAAACGAGCATATAATGCATTCCTTTGGTTAGTTAATAGACCATAACGAAGTTAGTCAGGAGGCATCAGATTTGGGTAGACCTCCTTGACTAGAGCAGATGAAATACCTTTGAATGGTTTTTTATCTTTCATCTGCAATACAACTTTAGCATCCTCTGGGTGGATACCTTCTAAAAGATTGATGAAAATAGTCTCTCTTTTGATAGGTCTCATATTTCGAGCTTTCTGACCCACGAAATACTGCATATCCCTACACTTCCTCAAGAGACTGGTAGGAGCGTTGTGTGCTTCTGATGGTGTATATGGTGGCGCACCTTCAGGCAACATAAGTTTTACATTGGGATTATAACATCCTTGGAGAATAGTCTTCAATCCAAAGGAGTCATACTTTTTGAGAAGAGCAATCTTGTCTGCTTTTTTCTTAGCAGCACCTACTTTCTCTAATACTTCAAAAATTTCTAGTTTAACTTCATTCACCATCATTGTCTCTTTTCAAATGTTTCGCATTAATCCGACACTGGATATATTCATTAAAGTAATCATCTCTTAGCAACACATCATACTCAAATTGATATTTTGCTTCATAGTAGGAGCATTCACCTTTAGTTTTACAGAATTTCAAAATTTCTCTGTAGTATTTATCTCCGCCGACTTCTTCAACTTGCTCTTGAAGTAATTTATTAGAACCATAATATTTTTTCCAGTCTGATTCTTTTGTGACGTATTTAGTTTTAGTTCCACCAGACTTAGTCTTTACCTTCGTCTTCCTACGGTTCCAGAAGAGTTTCTTGCCGATATACTTCTGTAGGGTGTCAAGGTTTTGAATCCTGTATACGAATCCAATATACTCTTCAGGTGCGTGTTCAGGGTCATACTCGGCAAACTCATGATACCACCCTGTATAATGATCAGACATAAAAAATTCCCAGTCAAATTATCAACTGGGAATATTTAGTTTAGTCGCAAAGACATCCTGCATCGTATTCTGACACCTCTTCATCTATGAGTTCAGAACCACAATACGGGCAATGATTTGGTGGTTCATCGTAAATTAGATGAACCACACTCTCTACTTCACAGGTATCACAGATGATACGGTATTTCATCTTTCTTCTACCTTTGCAGCAAGAATAGCATCTGCCCATCTTTCATTATAGGACATAGCATTTTCAAAGGCAAACTCTCTGCCTCTAATACGAGACAGGAACTGCCCAGCAACTTTACCCATCTTACTATTACCGACAACTTCCTTATTGTTCTTAGATGGAAAGGCATCTTCTCTATTAGAAGTTCCGATTAGATAAGCTCCTTTACCACCTTTAGGAACAATAAGTACAGAGTCTTGGTCATACTTTGCACCAAGCATTTTCAAATCTTTTTCAAGATTGCCTGTATCCTTTAGGTCAACTACAAAGAATGATGGTTCTGTAACTTCTTTGGCATTAACAGTTCCATATTGTTCAATATAGTTTCCATCAACAGAAGTTACACCATAACCTTTGTTTCTTAAATAACCTTTAAGTTCTCGGTTATTTTTTTTGTTTTCTTGTTTAGACCTATCGTCACGGAATGTAGTGATAGCACCCGTAGTATGATCTTGAGTGTGTCTCCAAATTCTAGATAGACTGGATTCATTCATATCCATAAGAAAAATTCCTTTTAGTTATAATTCTTAGATAATAACATATTATATAGAAATAGTCAAGACCTTAAAAATCAATCTCACAGGCACCACCTGCACATGCAGCAGCACCAAGAGTATCAACATCAGTAAACTTCTTTTCCGACAATTCAGAAATCCATTCTACTTGCATGTAAGACCTTTGAATCTTTTCCCACTTATGGATAAGATATGCGTCTTTCAAACAGTATTCGGTTTTCTTCAAGTCACCTTCAAGATATTTATCTGCGAATGCAGTAAACCTACGCACCCAATCTTTCTTCAGTGTGTTCTTAGAGTTTTCTGCTGAAATATCTTCACCATATCCTTGTGCAGTCATACAGGCCATCCAAAGGTCATTGAATGCTTGCAGACCATCTACTACAAGACCAGATGCTAATACAGAAGCCACTCCATACTTTTTAACCATTTTTTCAGCGTTGATGACTTCAGTATTCGGCGCTTGATTAAAATCCTTGTCGCCAGAAGTAGACAAGAAAGAAATACCAGCAAAGTTATTCCTATTGCGATAAACATATTGAGCAACATCATCCCAATCCTCTACAAGAATAGTATTAGAAACGTTATGTGAAACTGTAGGGTCAGCACAGAGTTCTTTATTCTTACCAGTATTTACCCAATGCTTTTGTGCCTTTGCCACTAAGTCAAGGTGATCTGTGCCGATCAACTTATCTTTGAGAATAGAACCTTTCTTTGGTGTAATAGGGAACGAAACAACATAGTCAGTGCCACTAGCAGACCAGACAGAATCTTCTACCATGTGTGGATTAGTTTTAGCAATGAGTTGTGCAACTTCAGATTCTTTGTTTAACTGAATGTTGCGAATATATCTCTCAGAGTGTTCAGCATGGATTCCACTTGCTGTTCCCAATAAGACAGAAGCATTCCCACTAGGCTTAACGCAAGTAGTCCTAGCAGCAGCATTAATACCGAGAAGACTAGCAACTCTAGCATTAGTCTCTTTAACAATCTTGGCACCTTTTTCCAGAATCTTTTCATCAAACAAAATCTCCGGGTTATTCATCCATCCTGTGATAGACACACCAAGCAATGCTTCACGATCAAAGATTTGCTTTGTAGTATCAGGAAGGAATTTAAAGTTTGTGTACTCTGCTTGTAGTGTTCCAAGAATAGCACCAGCCTCACAGGCTTTATAGAAAGAGTCTTGATCTGCACAGAGCTCACCATTAATCTCAGTTAGATTA